GATGCTGTTAAGGTAATAAATGCTATGAGTAAGCTTTATATGACTGTTTCAGTTAATTAGAGAGGAGAGTGATAATATGGCTCAAACAATAAATGCTAAAGATACAGTTAGTGCAAAGAAAGCTGAATGTTTTATAACTATAGAAGGTAAAAGATATAATTTTATGCAAGCTATAGATTTAGAGGCTAAAATGGAAAAAAATAAAAGTGAAGTTCCAATTCTAGGAAGAACAACAAAGGGAAATAAAACAACTGGGAGTACAAATACTGGAAGTGCAACATTTCATTATAATACTTCTATTTTTAGAGAATTACTTTACAGATATAAAGAAACTGGTGAGGATATTTATTTTGACATACAAGTTACAAATGAAGACCCTACATCTGCTGTAGGAAGACAGACAGTAGTACTTAAAGATTGTAATATGGACAGTGGAATAATTACTAAATTTGATGCTGATGGTGAGTATTTAGATGAAGATATGGATTTCACTTTTGAGGATTGGGAATTAGTAGAAAAATTTAATTTATTGGCAGGAATGGAGTAAAATACACATTTATAAATTATATATGTGTATTTTTTATATGAAAAATTAAAATAAAAGGAGATTAGAATAATATGAGTAATTTAAGTGCTTTTTTAAGTCAAAATGCAATAAAGGTTGATAATGTAAAATATGTAGCGAGTAACAGATTTTTAGATAAAGAAGGGAAACCAGTTGAATGGGAATTAAAAGTTTTATCATCTGAAGAAGACGAAGCACTAAGAAGAAAGTGTACTAAAAGAGTAAAAGTGATTGGTAACAATGGTAAGCATACTGGACAATATACAAGTGAAATTGACTACAATAGTTATGTAGCTGAATTATGTGTAGCATCTACAGTATTTCCAGATTTAAAGGATGCCGAACTCCAAAATAGTTATGGAGTAATGGGAGAAGCTCAGTTATTAAAGACAATGCTTACAGCAGGTGAGTATGTCAATTATACAGTAAAAGTGAATGAAGTCAATGGATTTGATACATCTTTTGAGGATAAAGTAGAAGAAGCAAAAAACTAATCAGAGGTGGCGATTTTGATGCTAGCATCACTCATTATTGTATTCAAAAATTAAAGTGGAAGCCAAGTGAATATATGAATTTAGAAGTTAATGAGAGAGCGTTAGCAGCCGCCTCAATACTTATAAAGATAGAGGATGAAGAGGAAGCAATGAAAGAAGCTGAAAGAGAGAGAAAGAGGGGACGAAGAAGATAGCAAAATAAAAAAATAAATATAGAATAGGTAAAATATGTAATAATTATATGTTATAATATTTTTAGCAAGAAGATGTAATCTACAATTTATAGAGTGGAGTTCATACTGGGATAAAACCTACTTCCTAATGAAAGGAGGTGGGAAGTATGAATAACTTTTTACTTAATGTAATAGCTGGCGTTATTGCTAGTTTAATATTTTGCTTAATTTGTAAAGTATTTCTAAAAGTAAAAAGCCACTCAACTCGTGGCAAGAGTAAAAGTGGCTGGGAATTTGATTTTAAAATCAAGTTCCATAAGTTCAAATAGATTCATTTAATTATGAACTTCACTCTACCGCAAAATAGATTGTAGTTCTTCTTGCTTTTATTATACCACAAATTAGAAAAAATATTGTTTATATAAAATAAAAAATAAAAATTTTTATTAAAAAATTGAAAACTTGATTATAAAGCAATTAATTTATAAAATATATATAAATAAGTAGGTATTTATTTACTTGAATTTCATTGTTTATATAAAAAAAATGGAAAAATATGTAATAATTATATGTTATAATAATTGTAGCAAGGATAATAATCGAAAGTGCGAAGGGTGATTATTTTCATATTAAACGCCAAATTCCAAATAAGGAAGGAGGTGAAATTATATGATAGGTTTTTTATTAAGCATACTAGCTGGTGTTATATCAGCTTATATTTATGACAAAATAAAAAATCACCCAGACGCCAATAAGGGTGATTTAAAAAAATAATTCTTTAAATCAATTTTGATGGAAATAGCTACTCTTGTATAAAGTAAATTATTTCCTTGCTTTTATTATACCACAAATTGGTACAGATATTCAAAAATAATATTTTTATGATATAATAAAAATGTAGAGATTTTGCAGTGAGCAATATTTGCGATAAATTGAAGTTTAACAATTGGAATACAAGGTATTGAGGGTGTGTGATAAATGTTATCAATTGCACTACTCATGGTTCACTGCAAATTTGAGAGAGGTGTGTATGTGTAGATATTGGAAATACTAAGTTTATTTTGGGGTTTTAGATTAACTATATGGAATGTAAATGTAGAGTCTTTATATGGTAGAGGTGGAATATATAAGTGTTTTAGATTAACTATATGGAATGTAAATAACTCTTCAATATCTCCTAATCGTTCAATATAATTCTCGTTTTAGATTAACTATATGGAATGTAAATACTGTATGCCATCTAAATGCATCATACAAACTTATTTGTTTTAGATTAACTATATGGAATGTAAATTATACTTCCTAATGCAATCAAATAAGTACCTAAAATCGTTTTAGATTAACTATATGGAATGTAAATTTCGCAACTTATGATGGTGAAATGATTACATTAACAGGTTTTATATTAACTATGTGGTATGTAAATAATATAACAAAGTGGATGTTCTCTAAAAATAAAGAGGGTTTTAGATTAACTATGTGGTATGTAAATGATAAATTTTATAGATTTGTAAGTTTAGTGAAAGAAGAATGTAGGAAAAAAGAAAAGAAAGAGAATAAATAATATAGATAAAGCACTTGGATATTGTATAGTTTCAAGTGCTTTGTCTGTTAAAAAATGGTATAATAGAGATAAGAGTTATATTAACTAAGTGGTATGTAAAGGTTTGAGAACGCTGTATAAAGCTTGTAGCTAGTTCTTGTTTTATATTAACTAAGTGGTATGTAAAGGTTGCATCATTAAATATTTTCCCTACAAACTCTTTTCATTTTATATTAACTATGTGGTATGTAAATAGTACATACAAAGAGTCTATAAAATTATCTATAAAGGGTTTTATATTAACTATGTGGACTTAAAATTAAAAATAATTCAAAAACACTTACAAATGAGTAAGTGTTTTTTTAATGAAAGGAGGTGATAATAATGTAAAAATTTTACTAATATAGTATAATATTGTTAAAGAATATAATTTAGGGGGATATTATATTATGAAGAAAAAAGTATGTTTTTTATTTTCTATTCTTATAGTTATCTGTTTAGCTATTGTAGGATGTTCTAATTCAGAAAGTCCAGAGGAGAGTAGTAAAAATAATGAACCAAAAAAAGAAGAAAAAAAGGATAAAGAAGTAGTCATAGGAGAGAAAATTATTTCAGATAAAATGGAAATCACTATTAATAATATTGAATTCTCTTATGATGTTTTACCAAAGGTTAAGGAAAGTTTATATACACATTATCCTGCTGAGTCAGGCAAAGTATATATTGATATTGCTGCTGATATAAAAAATACTCAAAAACAAGAGTTAAATTGTTCAGATTTACTAACTATTGAAGCAAATTATAATGATGGGTATAAATATTCATCACAAACAATAGTAGAAGATGAAACCACAGGTTTTACTTATGATAATATTTCTAGTATTGACCCTTTAGAAACAAAGGGAGTTAGATTTATAATCGATTGCCCTGATGAAGTAAAAACAAGTGATAAGCCAGTAATATTAAGTTTTACATTTGATGGGAATAAGTATGTTTATAAAATGAAGTAATTTATACAAAAATGAATATATTATAATACCAAGGAGATATTTTATGGATGATATAGTAGAATATATATTTTGTAGCGAGTGTGGAGCAAAGTGTTTAAAAGGAAGCAAGTTTTGCAGTGAATGTGGAACGGAAATAGCTGATATAAAAATGTTAAATGAAAGCATTATTAAAGAAAAGGAATATGATTTGAAGGGTATTGATTTACAACATGTAATGCAAGAAACAAGTTTTATAAAAGCTTCATCTGTAAGAAGATTGAAAGAATTAACTGGAATAGAGTTGGATGATTGTAGAAAAATATTAGAAGAACCATATCAAAAATATTATAATGAAAATGCTGATATGCTTGAAGAAAAAAGAAAAAAAGAAGATGATATATCAAAAATTAGAAAAGCCAAAGAGGAAAAGAAAGAAAAAGAAAAAATAGCTTGTTGCCCTGCATGTGGTTCAACTTCTTTGACAACACATAAAAAAGGTTTTGGCATAGGAAAAGCTATAACAGGAGCTACTATAGCAGGAGGCATTGGTCTCGTAGCAGGAAACATAGGAGCAAAGAAAGTTAGAGTTACATGCTTGAACTGTGGGAAACAGTTTTGGGCAGGCAAAAAATAGATACTAAAAATAAAACACTTACTTAGGTAGGTGTTTTTTATGTGAAAATTTAAGAAAGGAGAGTGAAGAAATGGCTACAATACAAACATCTATCCGTATTTTTGACGGAATGACACCTGCTTTTCGTAATATGACTACATCTATTAACACAACAATTAATAGTTTGGAGAGATTACAAGGTAGATTGAATAATCCACTCAATACAGGTGGAATACAGACATCTCAACAAAGTTTGAATAACATAGAAAGCATTCTTACTAGAATAGAACAAAGCATAGGAAAAGCAGATGAACAACAAAGAAAGTTTAATGATGATATCAATAAAGGAGCAAGTAATACAGATAGATTATTAGGAAGTGTTAAAAAGGTTGTTGGGACTTATATGGGATTAAAGACGATAGGAGGATTAGCAAATTTAAGTGACCAAATGACGAGTACAAATGCCCGTTTAAACATGATAAATGATGGTCAACTTTCTGACGGAGGATTGAATAAAATGATTTTCCAGTCGGCTGAAAGGTCAAGAGCATCCTATCTAGACACAGCACAGATAGTAAGCCGTATAGGTATGAATGCAGGGAGTGCATTTAGTAGTACTAGAGAAATAGTAAGCTTTGCAGAGCAGCTCAACAAAAAATTTGTAATAGCAGGTGCAAGTACTGAGGAAATGAACTCGGCACTTTTACAGTTGACTCAAGGATTAGGAAGTGGAGTTTTGCGTGGGGAAGAATTAAATGCTGTATTTGAGTCAGCACCTAATATCATCAAAAGTATTGCGGATTATTTAGATGTGGACATAGGAAAGATTCGAGGAATGGCAAGCGAGGGAATGTTGACAGCAGATATTGTAAAAAATTCTCTGCTTGCAGCATCAGCAGAAACAAATGCTCAATTTGAAAAAATGCCACTTACAATAGGTCAAATCTTTACATCAATTAAGAATAACGCAGTAATGATATTTGGAGCGATACAAAAAAAGATTGAGGATACAGTTTCAAGCGGAGGATTTCGAACCTTCATAGTTAATGTAACAGATTCGTTGTATGTCTTGGGAGCTGTTGGATATAGTGTCTTTAATGGGTTTATTGATTTGCTGAGCAGTCCAACATTTCAAGGTTTTGCAAATATGATGATTGTCGGAATCAGTTTAATTACTCAAGGATTTGGGTGGCTATTAACAGTATTAGGAAGTGTTATTAATTTTATTTCACAAGGTTGGAGTATAATACAACCTATTTTGATAACGAGCATCGTTTTGTGGGGCTTATATAAAACAGCTGTCATAGCAGGTGCTTTAGTTACAGCTATTCAGGTAGTGTGGATAGCTTTACAGACATTTTGGACTAATTTGCTAAATGGTTCGTTATTAACTAATATAATGATGAATATAGCTGCAAAAATATCAACAGATGCACTAAGTGGTTCAATGTTACTTTTAATTACCACAATAGTTATGGTTGTAGCAGCAGTAGCCTTAGTAATAGCAGCAATATTTGTAGCAGTAGCAATATTTAACCATTTTGCAGGAACAAGCATTTCTGCAACTGGAGTAGTTGTAGGAGCTTTCTATTTTCTAGGAACTTGCATTTATGATGTATTCGCAGGAGCGTGGAACATAGTTATGGCATTTGCAGAGTTCTTTGTTAATTCATTTAATATCGTTATCTACAATGTGCAGTTATTATTTTATAAATTCCAAAACTTTGTAATAAATGCCATGGGAGATGTAGGAGGAAGTTTTGACAATTGTGCTACAGCTTTAGCAAATGCTTTTGTAAGTGCTGCTAATATAGCAATAAAAGGTATAAATGGAGTTATAAAAACACTAAATTTGATACCAGGCGTTAATATAAAGACATTTGGAAGCTTGGACAAAATAGATTCTTTTGTAAAACAATATAAAGATTACCAAAAAACGTTAAAAGAGCCTGTAAAGCCTGCTGAATGGAAAGCTCCAACTATGAAATTGAAGAATCCTGTAGATTCATTTAAAAAAGGGTATGAAGTAGGTCAAAATTTAGAAAATAAAATAAAAGATGCTTTTGACATTAGCAAGATAGCAGAAAAGGCAAAAAAAGATTTAGGACTAGATGACCTTTGGGATGATAAATATGGATTAGGAGATAGATTTGGTTCAGCGGGACTAAACTCTCCGCTTAACAATGCAGCAAAAGGAGCAAA